GTCTATGGCGTCGTGGACGATTGACGCAGGCTACGGCGTTGACGACAACCTTGTTTTTGTCACCGACCAGGGCGAGGTCATCGTTTATCGCGGAACCGACCCCTCTAGCGCCTCCACATGGGCGCTAATCGGCGTTTGGATCATCGGCGCGCCTATTTCCAAGCGTTGTTTGCTGAAATACGGCGGTGATTTGCTGGTTTTGACGCTTGACGGCCTGATTCCGATGGCATCGGCGCTGCAATCGTCACGCCTTGACCCCAACGTGGCGCTATCAGACAAGATTCAAGGTGCGTTTGCACTAGCCGCCAAGACGTACAAGAACAACTTTGGCTGGGGGATGTTGTATCACGCGCTAAACAACGCTCTGATCGTCAACATTCCCGTTGCGTCAAACTCGCAAGTGCAGTTTGTGATGAACAACATCACAAAGGCGTGGTGTCGGTTCACAGGCTGGTACGCAAACTGCTGGTCATCGCTAAACGATGAGCCGTATTACGGCGCTGATGGTTACGTTGCAAAGGCTTGGACGACCGGAACCGGATCGGCGGGCTACAACGACAACGGTCAGGCCATCAACAGCAAGGCACTACAAGCCTTCAACTACTTTGACACCCGTGGCGTCATCAAATACTTCACCCGTGGCCGCACAACCACTTACTCCAACGGTCAGCCGACCATCGGCGTGGGTATTGCGGTGGATTTCCAGACCGATGACTTTCTCGGTGCGCTGTCGTTTGTCGGCACCAACTATGGTTTGTGGGACGTTGGTTTATGGAATCAGGCCATCTGGGGCAGCAACACAATTGCAAGCAACACGGTCGTAGGTTTAAGCGGTATCGGTTATTGCGGCGGCATCATTTTCAACAGCAGCAGCAAGAACGTATCGCTTGAGTGGGCATCAACTGATGTGGTGTATCAACTCGGATGGGCTGGAATATAGTCAGCGGCCCCCATGTGGGCCATTGGGTGATGTCACGCACAGACGGGGCTTACAACCCCGACCGCTCTGTTGCCATTGGGCTTGAGCGAGACGGCGAGCTTGTCGCCGGTACGGTTTATGAGATGTGGAACGGCAGATCGGTCGTTTGCCACATCACTTGGGATCAACTCACACCGTCTTACTTGGCGGCGATTTACGATTATGCGTACAACGTCGCAAATGTTGATAAGATAATAGGGCCGATTTCCAGCAACCATACCCGGGCGCTGAAACTGGTCACGAAAATGGGGTTTTCGGAGGAAGCGCGTATTAAAGACGGCGCACCTGACGGAGACATTGTTTTTATGACGCAGACACCAGACAGGTGTCGTTTCTTGGAGCCGAGGTATGGGCAAAAGATCACCAGCACCGCCACCAGCGCCTGATTACGCAACCCTAGCCATCAAGCAGGGTGAGGCGAACATGGCCGCTGCCAAGCAGTCGGCATATATGTCCAATCCCAACATCTACGGCCCTACCGGGTCGCAGGTCGTTACTTGGCAGAAAACCCCGACCGTAGACACCGACGCTTACAACAAGGCGTTGCAGGCGTATCAGGATCGCATCGCCCAATACGGCCCCGAAAATGCGGGCGAAACGCCAGATCAAAGCCAATTTACGACGTTTATTGAACAACCAACGATTACGCAAAGCATTGACCCCAATGCGCTTGCGGCGTTGCGCTCTCAAGAGCGGGCGCAATTAGAGTTATCAAGAGCGGCTGAAGGGGCTGCGGGTGGCTTAAAAAACCTTGGTATTGCATCAGCATTTAGCCCGCAAAACCTGCCAAGCCTTGGTTACGACATCGGCTTATCGGGTGCAATTCAAGGCGCACCGCAAGGCATCTACGCACCGCTCGCTGGATATGGTCAGGAAGCGTTGCCGGGACAGGTCACCGCAGGCCAGCAGGCGACGGTCAACCTTCCGGTGCAAGGCGCGAGCACCGCACAAAACCAGTTTTTTGGTTTGGCGCAGGGTGGCCCTGCTGCACCGACCAACCTCGGCACGTTTGACGCCGGTCAATTCACCGCGCAAGCCGCCCCAAGTGGGCAAGCGTTTGGAAGCGCACAAGGCGGCCCGTCAGGTGGTTTGTACGGCATGGCTGGCGCTGGCCCGCAGGGATTGAACCTGCAAGGGCTTGACCTGTCAGGCATCGGCGGTGTGGCCGGTGGCCCCGCACAAGGCCAATTCGGCTACGCACAACAGTTTGTGGGCGGCCCGCAGTTACAAAGCCAGATTGATATTGCCAACTTGCCGCAGGGGCCAGTAAACGCTGGCATGACGGCGCAGACGGCATTGTTATCGCGTTTGTCGCCGCAGTTGCAGGGCGAGCGTCAGCAACTCCAAACGCAACTGATTAACCAAGGTCTGCGACCGGGTGGCGAGGCGTACAACTCGGCTATGTCGGCGCAAATGCAGAAGGAAAACGACCTTCTGTTGCAGGCCGCAGCGCAGGGCATCAGCCTTGATCAAGCCGCTCGTCAGCAGGCGTTTAGTGAGCAGCAATCCCGCGCTATGTTCGCCAATCAAGCCGCATTGTCAGGCTTTGGCGCAGGCATGGAGCAGGCGCAGCTTTACAACACGGGCTTGGGGCAGAACCTCCAGCAGTCGTTGGCGACGCAGGCCGCGCAAAACCAAGCGCAGCAACAAGCCTTCCAGCAGCGTTTGCAGGGCGGTGAGTTTGGCCGAGAGGCGCAACTAGCGTCGTTTGGCACGCAACAGCAAGCGCAACAAGCCGCTAACCAAGCCATCGCGCAGAACTTTGCACAGGGTCAAGCCGCACAGCAGATGCAAAATCAGGCCATCGGCCAGAATTTTGAGCAAGCGTTGGCGGCACAACAGGCGCAAAACGCAGCCCTCGGTCAGAACTATCAGCAAGCCCTCGGTGCGGCTGGGTTCAACCGTGAAGGGCTGTTACAGCAGTTTGGCATGGGTCAGTCAGCGCAAGAACTTGCTAATCAGGCTCTCGCGCAGAACTACCAGACGACGTTTGACCAAGCGCGACTGCAAAACGAGGCGTTGCAGCAGATTTTTCAGCAAGGCGCTACGCAACAGCAGATGTACAACCAAGCCGCTGCACAAAACTTCCAGCAGCAGGTCGCCGCGCAGCAAGCAAATCTTGCCCGCCAAGCGCAGCAGGTTGGTCAGGCGCAGGGAGCCGCAGGGTTCTACAACGAGGCGCAGGCACAGGCTTACCAGCAAGAGTTGGCGCGTCAGGCTGCCGCAAACGCCGCTCAACAGCAGCAGTTCCAGCAGAACATCGCCCAACAGCAGTTCCGCAACACCGCTATCCAGCAGGCACTTGCCCAGCAGGCCGCCATTCGCAGCATCCCGGTCAACGAGATCAGCGCGTTGTTGTCAGGCGGTCAGGTCAACGTGCCGCAGTTCCAAGGCTACAGCGGCGTCACCGTGGCTCCTGCTCCGATATTCCAAGCGGGTCAAGCACAAGGCGATTTCGCACAACGCAATTACCAGAACCAAGTCGGCTCGTATAACGCAGGCATGGGAATGTTAGGCAGTCTTGCGGGAGCCGTTGGCACGGCAGCAGGCGGCCCGCTCGGCGTAGCGGGATTGTTTACGTCAGATCGTCGTTTGAAGTCCAACATCGTGCGCGTCGGAACTCACCCGCTTGGCATTGGTGTATACGAGTACGACATCAACGGTGAGCGCCAACGCGGCGTCATGGCAGACGAGGTTGAAACGGTGCTACCGGAGGCGGTCGTAACCCGTTCCGATGGCTACAAGATGGTCAACTACGGGCTTCTTTGAGGACATCACATGAACGGATTTACCCCTGACCGAAAGCCGCAGCAAATGGCGCGTATGCTGGCAATGCAGGAGCGGAATCTGTCGCTCAACAGCCCCGGCAACAATATGCGGAACGTCCCGCAGCCTAACCTGATGTACTCGGGCGCTACGCCTAACACCAACCCCGGTGTGCCGCCGCAGGCCATGAACTTTAACGGCCCACCGCAGGCTATGCAGGGTGGTCGTCCGATGGGTTACGGGCCGCCCGTTCGCAGCATGGGCCAGCCGCAGATGGGGCCGCCTCGCTCACCGCAAGTGGGCGGCATGATGCAGCGCCCGCGTATGCCCGCTCCCGCAGGGATGACAACGCCGCAGGGAGGCTCATACAGAGGGGACTTTGAAAATGGCTAAAACAGTACGATATGTCCCAACCTTTCGCGCACCAAGCGAGTACGAGCGTCAAGTAGAAGAAGCCCGTCGCCGTGCCGCATTGGCAGAAGCCCTTGCACAGCAGGAATATCAGCCGATGGAAGGCAACGCAGCGCCGATCCCCAAGGCTGCGCCGCTAGTGAAGGCATTGCAGGGCTATTTAACTGCCCGCGAAGGCCGCAAAGCGCAAGAGGCTGCCGAAGAAGCCAAGGGCATGGAGGCTGATTACGCCCAGCGTATGCTTGGCCGTATGCAGGGCGGGTATACCTACCAGCCTGATGCTGAACTAAAAACGCAGATGGCGAAG